GAACGTTTTATTTTAAACGGAACAAAAGAACGTTTAGAAACTATTTTAGGAAGAAACATTTTAAATTGGGATAGTCCATCATACGCAAATGGAGTATTTCAATATTGCACATCTTATGATCCAATTGTATATCACGTAGATTCACAACAATTTGCTGGTGTAGTATTTCTAACACCAAACGCACCACTAGATTCAGGTACTGCAACATATCGTTCTAAAATTACAGGTAAAACACGATTAGATGGTGATGACGAAGCATATCAACAAACATTTAAGGGTGTAAGTAATGAAATGAATTTTTATGATAGTACATCATATGAAGTAGTAGATAAAGTAGCAAACATATATAATCGATTAGTATTATGGGATGCAAAAGCAATCCATGCAGCTACAAATTATTTCGGTGATAGCATCGAAAATTCCCGTTTTTTTCAACTTTTTTTCTTTGACGTAGAATAATGAAATTTAATATAATAACTCGTTGTAGTCGGTTACAAAATTTAAACACACTTAAACACCATATATTCCAAAAAGGTTATGATATTGATTGGCATATTGTATTTGATACAACTACTCTAAAAGATATACCTGCAGACTTATTAAACGAATTACAAAGTAAAAATACATTTTTTCATTTTGTAAAAGGTAATGGTGAAGATTATTTATACCCTCAAGCTGGAGAAATAATATCAAAGTTAAAAGGATATGCAGTATTTGTAGATGATGACTCTATAATGCACGATGAATATTATAGTGGTATTTCTTATATTATAAAAAATTTTCCATTTGGTAAAATATTTATTACATCACAACAAGTAGATGGACGTGATTTTACAGGACTAGACATCAGAATAGCATCTCCCGAAAATACTTGTTATCAAGGAGTAGATATAGCTCAAATAACATTTGATTGTGGTATATTTAAAAAATATAATTTTACAGGACATCATTCAGCTGATGGATTTTTAATTGAACAAATATATAAAGAACAACCAGATTGGTTTATATGGGATAATAAAATATTAAGTTATTATAATTATTTAGAAACTACACCAACGGCTAAAATCCCTAAAGTATTATTAATAAATGATAAATCGGCTGAATTAAAATCATACATTTCTGCAGATTATGAAGATGATAGTTTAAATGTTTTACATTTAGAAAATGATAATAATATTGAAGAAATATTAACTACATTTAATCCTGATTCTATTGTAACTATATCAGATGATTGGAATAATTTTCCTAATTTAGCAATTCAACCATTACAAATTCGTAATAAATGGATTACCTTACCTCAAATAGATAATAATACTGGTCAAATAGCATATCAATGTGCTATGGAAGCAATTTTAAATAATGATAATTCACATTTAATATCATATTTTACTCCTGTTTACAATACTAAAAAAGTATTATATAGAACTTATGAATCTTTAAAAAATCAAACATATAATAACTGGGAATGGGTAATAGTTAATGACTCAACTGATGGTGGTAAAACACTTAAAATAGCTGAAGATATTGCTAAAAATGACCCTAGAGTTAAAGTATATGATTTTAGAGAAAAATCAAAAGGAATTATAGGTGAAGTAAAATATAGAGCAGCTAGTTTATGTCACGGATATATTTTAGCTGAATTAGACCATGATGATTATTTAACATCAGATTGTACTGAATTGTTATATAAAGCATCCCAACAACACCCAGAAATTGGATTTTTCTATACTGATAGCGCAGAAATTAATGAAAATTACGAATCACTTCGTTATACTCCTGGATTTGCGTTTGGATATGGCAAATATGAAAATGTTGAATCTGATAACATGAAATATGATTCTTGTATATCACCAAATATAAATCCAAAAACAATACGTCATATTGTTGGAGTACCTAATCATGTAAGAGCATGGCGTCGTGATGTATATCATCAAATTGGTGGACATAATAGAGGTTTATCTGTTGCTGATGATTATGAATTAATTATTAGAACATTTTTAAATACAATAATGATGCGTATTCCTAAATTAGGATACTTACAATTTATGCACTCATCTAACACTACAGATTTATCAAGAAAAGATATACAACGTCGAGTAAGAACGATAATGTATTACTATAACGATAAAATTGCTAAACGATTTAAAGAATTAGGTGTTGAAGATTATTGTTATAATACAAATCCAGACTCTCCATTAAGTGTAGAAAGCAGATTTGGCATTAACGAAAATTATGTAAATAAAATATATAAGTTGTGATATCATTTATCATCCCAACATTATGGAAATGTGATAAAATAAATGAAAGTTTTGATTCATTTATAGATGCTAATATACCAGGTGCTGAATTTATCATAATAGATAATTTTAACCATACACCTAACCGAGTAACTATTAATTGGGGGTGGAAAATAACATCATATCAAACTCATAATATAGGTGTAAACCCAGCTTGGAATTTAGGAGTTAAATTAGCAAGTAATGATTTGATTTGTTTGTTGAATGATGATATAACATTTAATTTTTCAACATTAAAAACAAATATAGAAACTCTTATTACAATGTCTGAAGAATGTATGATAGGTTTTGATGCAAATCAAAATTTCTTCGATACATTAAATGACAGTTTAGAAGTATTTCGCTTTAATGAAGCTCCTTGTAGAACTTTAGGATTCGGATGTATGATGATACTAAATAAAAAGAATTACATACATATAGATGAACGAATGAAGGTATTTTGTGGGGATGATTTATTATATTGGTGGAATAAAGATAAACACAATAGAAAAATATATAATATTACAAACCTAAAAGCTACAGGTGAATTAAGTGTAACAAGTAAAGACTATGAATATTTAATGCATTCTGAAGTAGATATATTCCAAGAAGTAATTAAAAATTTATAATATGAAAGCAAAATTAAAATTATTTGAAGTTTTAAACTTAGAAATAGAATTAAATGGATTTACTAATCTCGAAAGTGGAGAAAGATTAGTAGAAGGATTACTCCAACAAAAACTTAATTTTGGTTTAAAATATAAATTAAAAAATGATGTTTTAAAACTCGTTGAAGAAAAAAATCAAATACTTCAAGTTCAAGATGAATTAGTATCTAAATATGGTACTGTAGATAAACAAGGAAAAATTGGTATAGATCGTTGGATTGATTTTGAAGATAAAATACCAAATCCTAAATTTGTTGAATTTAATCAAGAATGGAATCAGTTTTTAACTTCAAATGAAAAAGAAATTGAAATAACAGATTTATCATTAATTGATTTACAAGAAGTAATAACTAAAGATAATTATAATATACTTAGTACTTATTTTGTAAAATATGAATAAATTTTTAGAAATAGCTCAATCTTGGATTACAGCTATTAATCCATCAGAAGAAAAACAATTAATAGCTGATCAACGTATTGCTGTATGTAATACTTGTGAAATAAGAAAGTATAATGAAGTAGGAGATTTTTTCTATTGTGGTAGTTGTGGATGCCCTTTAAAAGGTAAAATATATTCACCAGTAGAAAAATCATGTCCTGAAAGTAAATGGCCAGTATGATCAAAGCAACTAAAATAACAGAAGAAGAACTTAACCAGGTTAACGAACTTCGAAAAGAATTTCAAATAATTGCATTAGAAATAGGAGAATTAACTTTAATTGAACGTAATCTTAAAGAAGAACTAATAAACGTTCAAGAAGATATGGACGATTTTTATTCAAGTTATAAAAAAATCCAAGAAAAAGAAAAGGATTTAATTAGTAAACTTGAATCCACATACCCAGACCAAACAGTTAATTTCGAAACAGGCGAACTTTCATAGTTCGCCTTCGTTTTTGATTTTCTGTTATATATTTATTGTAGAATTACCCGAATATATTTAATACTAAAAATACAATGGCAGAAAAAATTATATCACCTGGTGTGTTTGTTAACGAAAGTGACAAATCATTAGTATCAAGAGGACCTGTTGTAACTGGAGCCGCAATTGTTGGTCCAACAGTAAATGGACGTCCATTAGTTCCTACAGTGGTTACCTCATATTCAGATTATGTTTCTCAATTTGGTGAGACATTTAAATCCGGAAGTCAATATTATGAATACTTTACCTCACTAGCAGCTAAAGAATATTTCTCAGGTGGTGGTCAGTCATTGCTTGTTACTCGTGTTATTTCAGGTTCTGCTTATAACACATACGCTCAAGCTTCTGTAGCTTCGTTTGCAGATGCTGCAACACCTTCATTTACTTTAGAAGCGTTAGCATATGGTAACCAAGCAAATAACACAAGCTCATTATCTTCAGGAGGTGCTTTAGCATCAGGTTCTTCAAACAACGTTCGTTGGGAAGTAACAAACATCAATACAGGAAGTGGTACATTTACTATTACTGTTCGTCAAGGAGATGATAATACACAAAATAAAAACGTATTAGAAACTTGGACTAACTTATCATTAGACCCACAATTACCGAACTTTATTTCTCGTGTAATTGGAGATGAAAAACCAGTATATGTTGCCGCAGCAGGTGGTGAAGACGCTTATGTACAATTAACAGGTTCATTTGCAGTATCTAGCCAATATGTTCGTGTAGCTTCAATTAATACTCTTCAAGTCGATTCAATCGATAATGATGGTAATTTTAAGAAAACTCAATACTCAGGTTCATTACCTGCAGTAGGATCTGGTTCATATGGTGGTTCATTCTCAGGTGGTGTAGTTGCTACAAATCGTGTTGCTAACTTTTTCGATAATATTATTTCAACATCTACAAACTCTCAAGGATTTATAGATACAGAATACGAATCAGGTATTGCATTACTTACAAATAAAGACGAATACGATTTCAATTTATTATTATCTCCAGGTTTATTCTTAAGCGGCGACGCAGCAATTACTTCAGATGATATTATAGGAGTTGCAGAAGATCGTGGTGATGCATTCGCAATTGCTGATTTAGTAGCATTTGGTGGAGGTAAAAACGGAGCTATTTCAGCTGCCGCTGGTTCAACTTCTAACTATGGTGCTGGTTATTGGCCATGGGTTCAAACATTTAGCGCTAACTTAGGCCGCCCAGTATGGGTTCCAGCTTCAGTAGTAATGGCAGGTGTTTACTCATTTAACGATCAAGTAGGTGCTGAATGGTTCGCTCCTGCAGGTTTAAATCGTGGTGGAATTGGTTCAGTAATTAGAGCTGAAAAGAAATTATCAGCAGACGATCGCGATGCTTTATATGATGCAAATGTTAACCCATTAGCAACATTCCCAGGAGAAGGAGTTGTAGCATTTGGTCAGAAAACATTCCAAAAACGTCCAACTTCATTAGATCGTATTAATGTTCGTCGTTTGTTGATTAACTTGAAACGCTTTGTTTCTTCAGTTTCTCGTCAATTAGTATTTGAACAAAACACTACTGTAACACGTAATCGTTTCTTATCAACTGTTAATCCATATATGGAATCAGTTGTATCAAGACAAGGTCTATATGCTTACAAAGTGATAATGGACGATACAAACAATACAGCAGACGTAATTGATCGTAATCAATTAGTTGGTCAAATTTATGTTCAACCTACTAAAACTGCTGAATTTATTATCTTGGATTTCACTCTACAACCAACTGGAGCTACTTTCCCAGCATAATAAAAATTTAAAATTTAGATATTTATAATAAACAAGAATATAAACAATGGCAGTATTAGACGCATCAGAAATTATGTTTACCGCTTTTGAACCAAAGGTTCAAAACAGATTCATAATGTATATAGACGGTATCCCAGCTTACTTAATTAAAAAAGCTGCTTCCCCACAATTTGAAGCTAATGAAATCATATTAGACCATATCAACGTTTACCGTAAAATTAAAGGTAAAGTTAGATGGCAAGACATGACATTAGAACTTTACGATCCAATCGCTCCATCAGGCGCACAAGCTGTAATGGAATGGGCTCGTTTAGCACACGAATCAGTAACAGGCCGTGATGGTTATTCGGATTTCTACAAGAAAGACTTAGTGTTAAACGTATTAGGACCAGTTGGTGATGTAGTTTCTGAGTGGATTATCAAAGGTGCGTATGCTAAATCTGCTAACTTTGGAGATTACGATTGGTCACAAGGTGAAGCTGCTGCTAGTATTTCATTAACAATTGCAATGGATTATTGCGTATTGAATTACTAAAATTTGATTGTGAATAACAAAAACCTCTCGGCATATTGTCGAGGGGTTTTTTCTTTTGTATATTTATATATAGAACATAAAACAGTTATATGGAATCAAAATTCAAATTACCTACTGAAACTATTACCTTACCATCAAAAGGTTTATTATACTCAGCAGAAAACCCATTATCTAAGGGAGAAATTGAAATGTCTTACATGTCTGCAAAACATGAAGATATATTAACTAATATTAATTACATTAAAAATGGTACAGCTATTGATAAATTATTACAAGCATTAGTTGTTACTCCAATTAATTTTGATGATTTAATTATTGGTGATAAAAACGCAATTTTAATTGCCGCTCGTATTTTAGGATATGGTAAAGATTATCCTATTAGATTTTATAATACATCTACTAAAACAGAAGATGATTATACAATTGATTTAACTACACTAAATGAAAAAGTAGTAGATCAATCATTATTTACCTCAGGTAAAAATGAATTTGAATTTACGTTACCCCAATCAAAAAATAGTATTACATTTAAGTTTTTAACAGGAGCTGACGAAAAGAAAATCACACAAGAACTTAATGGATTGAAAAAATTATATCCAAACGATTCATTTGATTTAACAACTCGTTTAAAGTATATGATTACTTCTGTTGAGGGTTCGCGCGAAACTAAAGACATACGCGAGTTTGTTGATAATTATCTTACGGCGCAAGATTCACGTGCATTCCGCGAGTATTATTCAAAAGTAATGCCCGATATTGACTTAGATATAACTATAGAAAAAGATGGGTACACACAGGAGGGTGTAACTATACCAATTGGTATTAACTTTTTTTGGCCTGACGCCGGAGCATAGAGTACAAGTATTTTCTCAAATTCATGAAATAGTATTTCATGGTAATGGAGGATATGATTGGGAAACAGTTTATAACATGCCTTTATGGCTTCGTAGGTTTACTTTTAATAAGTTAAAAGAATATTATGATAAACAAGCCGAAGAAGCAGAAAAACAACAAAAGCAGTTAAAAAATAAAGGTAATAGTTCTGAGATATCTCGTCCTAATATATCACCTTCAAAGCAAACTCCTACATATTCATATAAGGCACCTAAAAAATAGGTGCTTTTTATATTTATATTATATAATTATATTATAAATGGCGTATAATTCCGAAGATAACGAAAAAGAGATAAGATCAAATCAAGAGAAAATACTTGATTTGAGTAATCAAATTAATAGATCTTTTGAAAAAAGAAGAGATTTAGTTGGGAGAATTACGGATGATGAAAGAGAATATAAAAATTTAATTAGTGAATCTAACAGATTATCCCAGCAAATTGCAAATAATGCTGAAAAGATTTCCAAATTTCAAGTAAAATCTAAAGATTTAGCTAATTCTATTTCTAAAGCTGAAAAATTAGCATCAGATGCTGCTAATAAATTTGCTGATACTCAAGGAAAATTATTAGGTCAACGAATAGCTGCATCTAATGCTTATAATATACTAAGAGCTAAAGAAATTGGTCTTAGTAAACAAATAAATGAAGCCGCTGATGAAAACAGACATCTAGAAAATCAAAAACAATACGAATTATCTAAAGGACGTAGAACTAATTTAGATGTTTTAAAAGCACTTCAAGATCAAATAAATGCTAATCGTAGTTTTATTAAAGATAACGAATCAAAATTAACTCAAGTTAAAAAAGATCGTGATATTCAAAAAGAGATTAAGGGAAATGTTGATGGTATATTTGATTCTGAAAAACAACGTAAAATTGAATCCCAAATTCAACTTGATAAACTTAGAGGACAGTTAAACCTTATTAAACAGGTAGAAAAAAGTACTCAATTAACTGAAACTATGCTTAAAGGGATTAACAAACTCCCAGGCATTGGAAAATACTTCCCAGAAAAGGATTTAAATAATATACTTGAAAAAGCTAAAGCGACAGCAGCAAGTATAACTGAAGCTGGAGGAAATGCTGCTAGTTTAGGGAATCGATTAAAAATTGCAGGGGGTGCTTTAGCAAGTGCAGGTGCTACAATTGCTGAAAATTTTACAAAAACTGCATTTAGTATAGAAAATATATTAAAGGCGGCGTTTGCAGCTAGCAGAGAATCAGTAAATTTATCTAAAAATTTAGGGTATGGAGCCGCTAATGCTGATCGTGTTAGAGCAAATTTTGCCGGAATTGAAAGATCATCAACTAATGCGAATGTTACTACTAAGAATTTAACAGAAGCATTTAATGAGTTATCTGAAGCTACAGGATTTGTTACTGAATATTCAGAAGATGCATTAGTAACTCAAATTAAACTTACTGAACAGTTAGGATTATCAGGTGCTGAAGCTGCAGGTATATATAAATTTTCAGTATTAACTGGAAAATCATCTGAAGAAACATATCAATCAATGTTACGAGGATATGTTGCTACTCGTAATACTTTAAGAGTTGGTGTTCCTTTTAAAGCAGCTATGGCCGAAGCTTCTAAAGTAACGGGTCAATTAGCAGCTAATATGGGTTATAATTTAGAAAACACTATAAAAGGTGTTGTAGCAACTAAAGCCTTAGGTACATCATTAGATCAAGCAAAATCTCAAGGTGAAAAATTACTTGATTTTCAATCATCTATTGAAAGTGAATTAAAAGCTGAATTAATAACTGGCCAACAATTAAATCTTGAACGTGCTAGAGCAGCAGCTTTAATGGGCGATCAAGTAGCAGTAGCAGAAGAATTAGCCGCTCAAGGAATGACAGCAGCTAAATTCTCTCAAATGAATACAATTGCCCAGAAATCATATGCTGAAGCTTTAGGTACTACATCTGATGAATTATCTA